TGTGTCCTGCTTTTCAATCGCAGTGGTTGCGCGCTGAAGCGTTTCGGGGTCGATGATGTCAGGGAAGTCTGCCGCCAGTGCACGAAGATCGCGAAGCTGCGTGACGATGTTTTCAGCCGGCGTGCGGGTATCCTCGAACAGTTGTTTTGCCGTGTCGAGTCGTTCGTTGAAGTCGCGCGCCGCCGGATCCGCTGCCATGAAGGCTTCTTGTGCCGCAGTGATCGCGTTGGAAACTGCTTTCTGATCTGCGCCAGCCGCTGCCAGACGGTTGATTTCCGCAAGGGTTTGCTTGTATGCCAGCGCAGCGTTGTTCGCTGCCTCGAAGTCTGCAACGTCTTCTGCTAGTTTCTTCGCTGCCTTCTCTGCTGCTTTGTCTGGTGCACCACCCGGCAACGCAGCGTCTTCAGCAAACTTACCTGCGCGCCCCGCCGTGTTCGCATCGAGGTTGGCAAGTGCTGCTTCGCGAAGCTTTCGCTGCGCTTCGATCTGCGCCAGAAGACCGGTGGTCTTCGCGTCGTTTGCGGTCTTTTCGTTGATGATGTTGTTGATTGCATCCAAACGAAAGTCTTCGGTCGTTTTCATTTCTGCGGATAGCGCCGCCTGTGCAGCGTGAAGCTTTTCAAGCTGCGTGACGGATCCGCTCGAATTGATGTTGAACAGATTCTGAACTGCAATGTCGACTTCGGTTGCGGCAATCAGAATGTCGTTGAACATGCCGCGAATTTCGATTCCGACACGCACGAAGAACGAAAGGATTTCAACCCCGAAGATCTTCAGGGCTGCCACTGAACTAGAAACCGGGGTCTTCAGATTTTCCAAGCCTTGCTTCAGGAAGCCGGTTGAAACAGTGGTGTCTTCAAACGTTCCGGCCACCAAACCGAATGCTGCACCGATGCCTTTTGCAACGTCGATTCCGAACGAAAAAACGATGCCCAGTTGGGTCAGCAAGATTGCCAGACCGTCGACCAGTATCGGAATCAATTCGGTCAGGTTTCGCACGCCGTCGCCGAAGGTTCCAGCCGCACCGCTCGCTTCGTTGAAGTCACCAATGGCGACTTCAAGCGTAGTCTTCAGGTTGGTGAATGCCTGCCCGATCGTCGGTGCCATCAGCGCGGCTTCCGCGCGAAGCTTTTTCTGTTCATTCAACAGTGCAGGGATGATCACGTCGGTGGTCAGTTTTCCTTCCTGCCCGAACATGCGAAGTTCGCCGACAGTCAAATGCAAGGCATCTGCAAGGGTTTGCGCCAGTCGCGGTGTCTGTTCCAACACCGAACGCAATTCGTCGCCACGCAGCGCGCCAGACGCCAAGCCTTGGCCGAACTGAACCAGTGCAGCGTTGGCAGCTTCTGCGGACACGCCGGATATGCGTACAGCGTCAGCAAGGGCTTCCGTAGCAGACAGCGCCTGCCGGGTGGTGAAGCCGAACTGCCCTGCGCCTTTGGCGACGCGTGAGAACGTTTCCGCTTGCTGTGAAAGTCCAACGAAAGATTGCTGCGACTGTCGAATCAGTTCCGCCTGAACAGACGAAAGTTCTTTGGCCGAACTGGTGACCAGACGCAGCCGGTTGTTCACGGTAGTGAACGCGTCGGACAACTGAATGAATTCTTTTACTGCAAAACCCGTACCAAGTGCCACAAGCGCGCCGGTTATATTTCGTGCGGTGCTGCCCAGTGACTGAAGATTCTTTTCGGCACCCGACACCGCACCGCCGGCAGCTTTAGCCCTGCCACTGATGCTTGCCAAAGCGTTGTTGACGGTTCCTGCGCCGCGTGTTGCGCCAGATCCGTCGATACCGATTTCGAGATTGAACGCCATTATTTGGGTCGCTGTGCTTCGAGCTTCTTAGCCGCCAAGGTAAGCCACGTGAAATCCAACCCCTGAATGAAGTACAGGGCTTCGTCGCGCTCGATTCCCAAGTGGTCTGCAATGTGCAGAACTTCGGAAACCATAATGGGGTTGGGACCGTAGCCGTTATTCGAACGCGCTACAGACAACATTTGGAAGGCATACCAGATCGAAGCTAGATGATCGGCTATTGTCGGGACATCGTCAAGCAGTGCGATCTTTCGCCCGCGTGCCCGCAGATGTTCGAGTGCTTTTGCAGTGCCGCCGTCGAGCTTGAAGCTATATTCTACGACGGCACGGAGTTTCCCAAGTCGGTTTCCATCGCTTCGGAACGGAACAGCGCAAATTCCTTGGACATCGCAATCACTTCTTGCGCGAACTCGGGGTATTTGCGGAACACACGCGCAACGTTTTCTGTCGAGTATGGAACGGTTTCTTTGCCGTCGAAGATTCCTTCCCACCCCAGAACGATCGTCTTCGCGACCACGTCGAAGTAGATTCCTTCCTGAACGGAAGCGTCCAGCCGGTCGACGTGCTTGCCGTAAGGCTTGACGGAATCGGTGAATAGCTTGGTGAAGTTCTTGTTTCCCCAGCGCGCGATCGTGATCGATGATCCGTCGCCAAGGTCAACTTTCTTTCCGTTCAGTGCAAGGTTTTCATCGAACGCGTAATTCGTTAGTTGCATGTTGCTGCCTTTCTTTGTTGAAAAAGCCCCCGGTGTTACCCGGGGGCGGTTGATCTTAGTTCAGATCCTGCTTCTGCAATCCGCTGAAGCGATCAATTGACATCGTGAAGCCGTAGGTGGGGCTTCGACGTGCTTGGAAGTCCATGTTGGCGACAATGTCACCGTCATTACCTTCCGCAACGATCGTTCCGTTGGAAAACTTGATGCTTGGAAAGTTGAACAGGTAGCTGTCGATTCCAACAACTACAACGAAACTCCACGCGTGCGCCGTGAACGCCAGATATTTGTCATACAGGGTGCGGTCGCTGAAGTAGGCTGTAATGTTACCCGTTACATTGAAACGGCCCAGCCCAATGTCGATGTTGCCAAGGTTGGCAACCGCCGGCTTCGCGCGGGTGTTGTTGTTCACGTCGAACGTGATCTGCGTCAAGTCGGCAACCAGTGCCACACCGTCCAGCTTCACGTTCGTGATGTTGTCAACTGCGTTCGCAACATCGGTTGCCGGTGCTGCGCTGTCCGTCAGTCCTGCGCTGATCGAAGACTGTGCAAAGCCACGCTTGCCCATGAAGGACAACGCGCCCTTCAGAATTTCACCCGGGGCAATCGTTGCGCTTCCGCTGCCAACGCGCATGCCGGTGAAGTAGAAGAACTGAAGCGGCGAAACGTCGGTCAGACGCTTTTCGATCAGATACGATTTCTTCGTGGTGCCGTTTTTCAGATGGCTTCCGCGAACTCGCATGGCAAGAACTTCGGTGGTCACGCCCGGGGTCACAGTGAGCAGCCCTGCAACGTTGTTGGTGACCAGAAAGTAACCATTGTTTGCGGGGATTGCCGAACCGCTGATCTGAATCCACGAACCGATCAGAATGCTGTTGAACTGCGCGCCGGGAACGTCGACCGTAGATGCACCCGTGTTCGTGGTGACGGTGACAGATGCGGTTGGCGAACCAACACCTGCGTTCACGTCAATTTCTGCGGTCCAGTCATTCCGCATCAGCCCTTCGAAAAATCGATCGAAGGTGCCGTATGAAAGTTCGTAATTGATGTCGCCGGTTGCGGAGACACCCACGCGAACCAAGTCAGTGATCTGTCCGTCGCTTCGGATTTCGTCAGATGTGACGGATTCCTGTGCGTGAACCAGCGATTCGCCAGTGAAGCGAACTTCTTTCATCTTCGGGCGCGGCGATTTCAGAAGGGGGTCTTCACCCCAGATCACTTCTTCCGACATATACAGTTGTGCGCGCGAACTGTCCGCAGTTGGTTTGCCCATTCGTCAAGCTCCGTTAAGCCGTCACTAATTCATCGGATTGGAACGGTGTCACCGCATTGAACTGCGTCCACGGTCCATCTTCGCCAACCGGGTTCAGACTGCACGCCCGGAAGATCACCCCCGACATTGTACTTACCTGCCAGATAGATGCAATGCTATCAGCGATCGTATACGCGCGCCCGTGACCGGTGGTTGACGGAATCCAGATGCCGACAGACGCAATGCCAACGGTTCGAACCAGTCGACTGTTGCCCATTGCCACCTGCTTCGATTGACCGAAAATGATGTTCAGCCGCACGAACTCGCGATTGTTGATCTGTGACGCTTCGACCTTCTGCCCGTCGTAGAAACGCAGCAAAGTCGGCTGCGCAATGATCATGCCAGCATCGAAGATGGTGCGAATTGTCGCGGAAATTACGCTGTACTCTGCCATTACGCGCTTACGCCAGAATTTCCGCGATTGAGACTGACACTATACCAAGCGGGGCTTGACCAGACCACCCGTTTTCGAGTCGATCGGCATACGGAACGTTGTTCGTGATCCAAATCGTGGTAAAAGGCGGCACTGCCCCCAGTGTGGCATTGGGAATGGCAACCCCTGAAACTTCCCCGGTTGCAGGGGTTCCAACCGTGATCTGCCAGTTTGCGCGAAAGCGTCCGCCAACGTAACCCGGTGGTGCAGACGGGTTCTGCCACAACGTTGGGTTTCCAACGGGCGACTTGCTGACCACACGCCGGAACAGATCGAACGCAATGCTTTTCTGAAAAAGCACCACTTTTTCGGGAATCAAGGTCTTCGTTTGTTGGGCAATCCAGTTGTCAAACTGACGTAGGTTCTTAATTGCCAAGACTATTTCCGAATCACAACTTCGTAAGCCG